ACTGACAGCATCGTCGAAGCCTGAAAGCCCCACCTCCAGCTGCCGAAGTGCTTGCAGTTCTGATGAGGCCGCCAAGGGAAGGCTCTCTCCAGGTCTGAGCGTAGTGAACGCCTCAAGCGCCCCAGCTTGGTCTGCCAGCGACCTAGTTTCTTGGAATCTCTGCTCAATTGCAGACAGAGCAGCCTGCCGACTGCTCGTGTCGATGGACGCGAGGATCCTCTCAACTCGCTGGTCCGACAACTCAGCAATGCGGGCTTCCGGCACGGTGCCTGCACCACCCGCGACATTGATGGACCGACGAGTTCTCAGAATTTCAAGATCACGAATGATCTCGGAAAATCTGGCAGAAAACTCATCAAGGGACACAGCCGACTGGACACCGCCTTCGACTTGTGCCTGACGATTTCTTGCTGCCAGCAGGTCTCTTTGCAGGAGAATCAGGCTGCTTGGCGAACTCTCTCCAGCTATCTGCCGCTCTACCTTGTTTACGTTCGCCCTTGCCGTCTGCGCTTCAGTGCTCGCCTGCAGTATCTGCTCGTCGCGAACATTACGAAAAGACTCAGCGAGCTTCTCTAGCCTTCCAGACAAACGGTCAGCATTGTTGGCGGCGTCCGAGAAAATATCCTGCCTCAGACCAGCCGATATCTCTTCAAAAACGTTGCTAACCTCAGTTGCGATATCCCTTTGCCTTGAAAGGCTATCGCTCAGAGCCTTGACCATGTCTTCTGTCTTGCGGCCCTCATTTATGAAGTTGATAAGCGCAAGCACAGCCTGGCCGGCAATTGCAGCGCCAAGCGCGAGAAACAACCCTCGCGTGCCGTCAAGAACAAACCCGAGTTGCGTCAGGTTGTTCTGGACGGCACGGATCTTGAATTCAAGGCCGCCAGTAGAAGAGAAAAAGTCATCAATCGCGAATGCGGCTTGGTTTAAGGCGAGCGAAAATTTGTCAAAACCGCGACGACCTACATCCCCAGCACGGGCAACACTCCTTGAGAGAGAGCGAGGGTTTATGTTGGCGGCAGCGGCAGATGCCTCGACGGCCTCTTGCGTCAGTCGTTCAATTTCCCTGCGAGTCTCGGCAGTGCGGATCGTGCCGTTCGCCATAGCGGACGATACAGCTGACCCCAACCGTGAAACGGCGGCCTCGGCCGCAGCAGCTTCGCTGCTAGACAACTTTGAGAGAGTCTGCCTTAAAACATTGAGCTTTGCTTGTGCTGAACTGAGTTCAGATGAGTCGAGGTCAAGGGCTAAACCTTCAGCCGATGATCTTGAGGCGAACTCGTCCGCAATCTGCTTTCTGCGGTTTACGATTTGGGCCTCTTTTGCCTGCTGTTGATCCGCAGCCGCAGCGAGCCTCTTCGCGGCTTGCTCTCTTTTGATCAGCGCCTGTATCTCTTCGTCGTCAGTTCTCTTCTTTTTCTTAGCCCTCTCTTGCTCTGCCGAAGAAATCTCCTCCTCAACCTGCTTTGCTCGGCGTTCTTTTTCTATGAGCTTCTTGATTTCATCATCCTGTGACTGCTTGGCTTTTCTCCTGCGGTCCTCCTCGGCATCGGAAAGGCTTTGCTCAACTTTCTTCGCTGTGCCTTCTCGCTGGATCAGCTTTTGGATCTCTTCGTCTTCGGCTTGCTTCGCTTTATTTCTGCGGGCCTCCTCGGAGGCTGCGAGGCTTTGCTCAACGCTTTTTGCGGCCTGCTCCCGTTCGACCAGCCTTCGGATCTCTTCATCCTGAGCCTGCTGGGCTTTTCTTATGCGGTCTTCTTCGGCGGCTGCGAGACTTTGCTCGATCCTCTTCGCGGTCTGCTCCCGCTCGATCAGTGCCTTCGTCGCGTCCTCTGCCGCCTTGGCCCTAAGCTGCTCTGCGTTTGCGGCCTCATTCGCGGCCTCCACGGAGTTCAGTAAAAACTGCCTGTACGTCCCAGACAGGGAGACAAGCGAAGAGAGCCGCTTCTCCGCGTTAGCTAGAGCCGCCGAGTCGGCATCGGGAAGCAAGCGGAGCGATTCAACCTTTGCTGCTGCTCGCTGGATCAGAGACTGTGCCCTAGCAAGGCTCTTCACCTGATCTTGTATGAGTCCTGTCCTATCGAAGCTCATAGCCTCTGGTGACAGGCTCGCTGCCGCCCGCGTCGCCTCGGCGTTTCGGCCCAGAGCGGCAAACGCCGCTGGGTTCGTGAACTGCAACTCATTCCCAGTGAACCCACGGGACGCAATCTGCTGTGCCTGCGTCAGCCGCTGGATAGACTGCGTCGTCTGCTCGACACGGCTCTGGACGGCAGCGAACGCCTTCTCGCTTGGCGACCTGCCGGCCTCAATCAGCCGGAAAAGAGTCTGGGCTTGGTTCTGTGCCTGGCCGAGTGCTGGTGCGAAGTTGGCCTGCACCTCAGTCGACAGCCTATTGAAGCCGCTGACAGCAGTCTCTAGAGGCTTGTTGATCTGCTCCGCTGCCGACGTGAGCCTGCGAATCTGGTTCGCTTGTTCCTCGGTCCTGAGATTCAGCGGAGACGATAGGGCGGCCTTGAGACTCCGCTCAAGACGCTGGATCGGAGTGAATATCTTTTCCAAAGACTTCACAGCATCAGTAGAAGCCTTATTCAGGCTGCTGTTGATGCTCGATCCGAACTTGTTCCAGTCCTGAATGCTGCCGCGCAGCTTCTTCGACAAGTCCGACGTATTCGCCGTAACTACTGCGGAGATTTTGCCGATGTAGCCGCTTGCCATTCTACTCCTTGAGCTTCATCAGCTCACTCCACATTTCACTGCTGGACTGCTCGGCTTTCTTCGCTGTCGGGATGAACTCTTCCTCTTTAGGAATGCTGTTTCGCTTGTAGTTCCCACTCGCGCACATTACTATCCGGCAAATGCGGGCGGTCTGCTGCCATGGGTCCGGCAGCGGCCACCGCTGATCGTAGGCATACCACTCACTGAGCTCTTGGCTGTCGAGCTCACTGAGCAGCTGCTTTACTGTCTTCCCCAGCGCGAGAGCTAGCTTGAAGTAGAAGCGTCGCTCTGGTCGCTGGGTAAACCGTTTCCCAGTGCATCGACATCCTCGTTGCGGAACGCATTGAGTGACCACGCGGAGTCGAACAGGCGGTTAAGGACAACAGCAGACTTGGACCCAAGCTCATCGGCTTCGTTGTCTGCGTAGAGTCGTTCGCCTGCCTCGTCGCATAGAGTTAGCACAAGAAACCGAGCACGAAAGTTCCTCATCTTCTGCTCGGCGTAGCCTTCCTCGAAGGCATCACGTTCAGTGCCCGACAGCGTCTTGATGCACACTGACCCACCCCACTCTGGCACGTCGACGGTCTCGAGTTTAGCATCGTTTACTTGCTTGATCGCATCTCTGCTCAGAACCGGCATAATCACCTCTATGGACTGTAGTCCGTCCACGCAAAGTTAAGCGTGCCTCGGACCAACTCTCCAAAACGAGCTTCCTCGCTCGTACCCTGGAGGACGACCTGTTTCGATACCGAGTAGGTCGGCGAAGAAAAGGACGCGCTTCCAACGCCTCCAACTAATGATTTCGGGTCTGTCTGGCCGCTGTACCGGATGTAGTCGACCGAAATCCGGCCTCCTGTGTACTCGCCGGTTGGCACCATGATGGAAGTGCTTGCCAACGCAGTTGGTGGCGTCATGTCCACCATCCGTGCCTCTGGGGCTTCGACTGAAACCCCCGTGACGTTTGCAGTCAAATTCCCTTTGTCACTCGAGAAGGTGAAGGTGGCACCAGCGGCAATCATTCCCACAGGCCACCCCCAAGCTACGCGAGTCGAAGGGTTGCAGAACCTCGGACAAAGTCGCCGACGGAACCGCCGAGCGATGCGGACGAGATAGTTGCGTTGCCGCTGAATGACATCGGCCCACTGATCGACAGGGCTCCGCTGTTGCCAGCAGTCAGGATCGTCGACGAGATGTAGTCGAACTGCACCTCACGGTCAGTAGCAAAACCGCCGACAAAAAGACGCTTGCCGTTGGGTGCGACACCGAGGTGCGTTGCATCCAGCAAGTCCTGCGTGTCGTTTACCTGCACGCTGGTTACGGTAAGTGCCGAGCCGCTGAAGGTGAACGTAAGTCCCTGGGCTGAAGTTGCCATTGCGCCTCCTTGCGCGGGTTTTTGTGTTAGGACGTAGCCTCGGACCAGCGAATCTGGTAT